GGCGCCGGCATCCTGGCCGGCGCCCTTGACCGAGGCGAGCCCCTTCTGGACCACTGGCAGCGCCTGGCGCACCTGCTCGATGTCCAGGGCGATACGCATCGCCAGTTCGAGGTTGCGCGAGGAAGCCATTGTTATTTCAGATCCTTCAGCAAGGTGGTCATCGAATTACCGCCGGCATACGCAGCGTTGGCGTCGGTAATGCGTTCCCGCCGCGCCCGCCGCTGCTGCGCCTGGACGTGCTCCCAAGCGAGGGATATCTGGCGCTTGGTCATGCGACCGATATCGCCAAAGCTGCGGCCGTAGCCCGCGTTGATCAGGTCGGTGAAGACGCGTCCGTAGCCGACGGGACTGCCTTTTGACTGACGGCGTTTCGGAGCAGGCGGCGGAGAAAAAAACTGCTATTGGCCTGCCACCACAACAGCAGCATCTGTTCACCGTCGGATTCGTTGAGCGTCTCCAGCCACGCTTCCTGCTCCCGCACCTCGGCTGCGTGATCCTTGGCATCAGCCGGCGGCGCTGCGATCGAGCATGCCAGTAGATGCCGGATCAGATCCGGGTGGGACATAAGTGCATCCATCACCTGCAGCATGGAAGGCGGATCGGTGCCTTCGAACAGCGGCTGCAGATCCCCAACCAGTGGTGCGGCGGCCTGCAGGATGCGAGCGGCCTCAAAGAAGCCGTATTCGCGCACTGTGATGGTCTTTCCGCCGAGCTGCCCCTGCTGCTGGCCGGCCAGCACGTCCAGCTCACCGGCTACGGCCCCCGGATCCGTAGAGCCGGATCCGGAGGGCTGTTGACCGACATTGCCGATCACCTTGGCCATCAGGCTGCATCCACCAGCAGGGCACGGGCGTACAGGCCGAAGCGGGGATCTGCCTGGCGGACCGGGTCGATCTTGGCCTCGCCGGTGAGCGCAATCTCACCGAAGGTGTCGTTGATCAGCGACAGCGTCTCCGAGGCCGGGAAGGTGACGCGGTGCACCTCGCCGCGGAAGCGCATCGTGGTGCCGTCAACGCTGTTGACGCCGTCGAAGAGCACGTAGTACTCGGACTTGGTGCTTTCGAAGACCTTCACCAGGCTGTGCGCAGCGTACTCGTACGTCTTGGCCACCACCGCCGTCTTAGCGGTGAGGAAGGTGATGATGCCGGTGGTCAGGTTGACGGTGTAGTCGGTGTCCAGCACCAGCGGCGCGGCCGGGGCGCCCCCTTCCAGTGCCAGCGCGCTGATCGCCGCATACTCCAATGCGACCACGTCACCCGGCTTGACCGTACCAATGGCCTCGTTGGCCGCTGAGCCGGCAGCCAGCTCCATGCGAGTGCCGTCCGTGGCCAGCGCCAGGTGATCGGTGTTGAGCTGGCCCAGGGTCAGATTGACGCCGAGGTTGCGCTCGGTGGTCATGGTAGCGCCGACGCCGCGCACGCCCGACCAGCTCTCCTTCTTGGTTTCACGGGTGCTGGACATGGTCAGCTCCAGGACGCTGGCATCGTACGCCCAGCGCGCGGGTGCGCGGCTGCCGTCGGCATTGCGCAGGCCCAGGTACACGCGTCCCTGCAGGGAGAAATATTCGGTCTCGGACATGGCTTACTTCGCCTCCTGGGCGCTGGCAGTGGTCGGCTGGCCACTGGCCTTGCGCGACGTGTTGGGGGAAGAATCAGCCTCGGGGGCGTCGATGAAGCCGCGTTCGACTGCCCAAGGCACCAGGTCGGCGGGAACCTCGACTGTTTCGCCGACGGCAATGGGCTTGCGCGACAGCGTCAGGCCCGGCTTCTTGATCGTGCATTTCTGGGTGGTCATCGGGGGATCTCAGGTTGAAGAAGGGCCTGGGTCTTCCATACGTCGACCCACAGGGCGGTAGCGGCGTCGTAGTCCTCGAGGTTGCCCTCGATGAGCTGGCAGGCACGGCCACCGGCAATGGGCGGCGTCCAGCCCAGCAGTGGTTGGCGAACCTTGCCCAGCAGGATCTGGAGCTCATCGATCACCTGGGCGCCGCGCTGTTCGCGGTAGTTGCGGCACACGGTCACCACAGCGAAGTTCACTTCGACCAACTGCGCCAGGCGCGTCTGCTGCCCGGGAAACGAAGCGCCGGTCTTGGTCTCCAGCGGCATCTCGCGGGCCAGCAGCACGTAGCAGCACGGTGCAGGGAAGTCGCGCAGCGCCTGGACTGCGGCGTAGTCGGCGCTGCCCTGCACCTGACGCAGTTCCTTGTCGCTGACGCCCTGGCGGATGCGATCGCGCACCAAGCCAATGTCGAAGGGCAGCGTGCTCACCGGCCGTAGTCCTGCAGGGTGCGGTGACTGAACTCCCGCGACGGTGCACAGACCTCGGGCGCGCCGCCACTGGGCGCAGGCAGCGGGTCATCGGCGCCGAGGCTGAACTTGCCATCGCGCACCAGCTCCAGAAAGCGCAGTGCTTCCTTGTAGTCGCGCACCACCGGATCGGTACGCTCCTCGGTGTTGACCCGGTCCTTATGCAGCAGGTAGCGCGCAATCCACCGTGCCCACGTGGACACAATCCCCGGTACCGGCGCCGGCAACGGCACCGGATAGGGCTTGGGCTTGCGCATGACCAGGTAGCCGTTGATCAAGCCATCGGCGTCGTCCAGAGCGCGCTGCACGTGCGCGGCCGCCTCATCGGCGATAGCCACGTCGGCTGGGTCGAAGGCGCTGCGATCGCTGCCGAGCAGCGTGGCATCCATCAGCGCATCGTCCACGATCGGATAGCGCTCCGGCGTGGCCACCTGCGCCAGCTCCTGAGCGAGCTTGGCCGCCGACAGCAGTGCGAGCGTGCAGTAGGACATGGCGGCCGATTACTCCAGCTCTTCCGGGGTGGCCGGTTCGTCACCGAGGACGCCAGCATCCTGGTAGGCCTGCGCCTCTTCCCACGTCATCTCGATCCACGCCGGCGGCTTGACGACGACGTCGTTGTGCTTGAACGGGCTGAGCACTTCGAAGCAGGCAGACAGCCAGAGACCGTTGGACAACGCGTCCGTCGAATGGTCGCCCGTTGCAACAGCATCGAAAGAGGTAGAGGCGTCACCCGAAGGCGTACCCGCCTCGGCGCCGGCATCCTGGTCCGCTACAGACTGATCGCCCGGCGGTTGGTCGACGGCAGCGCCATCGACCTCCGAGGCGACCGTCTCGGCGGGCTGAAGTTCGCCGCGGCCTTCCTCCGGAACCGAGCCGCCCTGCGCCGGCGACGCGTCGGCAGCCTTCTCTTCCGTGACGGCCGGCACATCGGCCGGCTTGCCGTCCTGGACGGGCTTGGGTGCGCTGGGCGGCGCAGTGCGGGGCTTGGCCATGACGAGATCTCCGAATAGGTGTGGTGCCGTGCTCTCCGGCTGTCACGCATGGTTTTGCTGTGCTTCGCACGGCCAGGTCCCGCGTTCGCCTGGTGCTGCCGCTCGCTGGGTTGTACGGGTAAAGCGGCAACTACGCCGACTATCCTTCGCCGGCTCCCTTCATCACGCTGCGGGCGCGCCTGCGTTCTGGATCAGGTAGCCCGCGACCATGCCGCTGAGCACCGGAGTGCGGTTGTTGTTGACCGGGTGAATCCAGGACTGGCAGTTCTCTTCGCGATAGGCCTGACGCACATTCGGCTCGCCCGCCATGCTGTAGGTGTAGCCATAGCTCGGTCGCGCGCGGTTGCGGCGGTTGCCGCCGCTCGGCGGGGCCACGAACGCCAGGATCACGTCCTGACCCCACACATCGCCCAGGTCATCATCCTGGCCGGTAGCCACCACCGCCTCACCAATGTAGATGTTCGGGATTTCCCACATCGACGCCAGGATTTGGGTGGTCAGTGCATTGAAGCCGCGATGCTTGAGGGAGTCCTGAATCTTCGGATTGGCCTTGGCTGCTTCGAATGCCGCCGCCGACAGGATCGCCGTGTTCGGCCGCATACCGATGCTGGAACGAATGGCCTCCTTGCCGACGCCAATATCAGCAGTCGGATCACCAGAGGCGCCGCGCCAACGATTGACGCCCACCAGAGCGACCTTGTGTTCGTTGTCGTAGTTGGCCGCATTGCGCGCTACGTCAGCGCACTCACACTCGTGTTCCAGCTCCATGATGTCCAGGACGATATCCACCGCGTCCTGCGAAGCGTCCAGGCCTGGGCCGTTGGCCGCCTCATTGGCGGTTTCATCCGGAACCACCGCCTCCAGTGCTGCAGGGATGATGGCGTAAGGCTTGCCCTGGTAGCCGAACTGGACGCGCTTGGTTGCTTCGCCCGGCGCGCGCTTGGTGTTGTAGCGACGGAAGCCTTCCTTTCCGAACGTCAGGATCTGACCACCAAAGGTGGCCACATCGACGCGCGGGAAGAGGTACTGGCCAACGTTGCCGGGGCGGACGTAGCCGAGTGCATGGGTGGTCAGGATCGGATCGATGATGCGAGCCTGACGGAGAGTCTGCTGGGACATGGAAGGTCTCTCTGCGAGATGGTGAGAACGATGAGCGGCGGCAGTTGTGGCTGAGATCAGCCGGTGGTCGCTGGCGCGTTGGGGATCAGGAGCACTTCGACGCGGTCACCATCTGCCGCGGCAGGCTGCAGAGCCTGAGCAACGACAACGCCGGTAGTGCGAGCAATGAGCTTTCCAGTAGATCCCA